CAAGTATTCAAGAATATGGCAGAACAAAAGGCTGCTGTAGCCGATCCCCGATATCGTACTGATCCTAATTTCAGACGGGCGGTTGAGCAAATGCTTGTTAATACTTCACGGTTTGGTTTTAGAAATCGTTAACTCCGTATAATCTTTTACAAGACACGGAACAATTGATGGTTTCTCCTATATATGTATTTATAACAGAGAGAAACTTTTTTAAGGAGAAACAATATGCCAATTACAGGCGAAAACATTGATCCAATCTTTCCAGTAGGTAATAGCACAGGTGCTTGGCCAGGTGGCGGCACTGCTCCATCTTCAAACTCTATTCCAGAAGTATCTGGTGCTTCGGATCCTAACTACTGGTTACCAATTTGGAGTGGCGAAGTTATTAATGCCTACGATCAGTACAACATCTTTGAACCAATGGTAATGACTGAGACTATTGAATCAGGCACTACCAAGCGTTTCCCAATTACCGGAACCGTTGGTCACAAGGGTGTATGGAACGCTGGCGAAGAACTACTAGGTGATACTGGTATTTCAACTCCAGGCTGGTTCGACATTTCACTCGATCAGCGTCCAATGGCTGCCTTCTTTGAGCTTGATGATATTCATCTTATGCTCACTCAGTGGGACTATAGAGCCGAACTAGCTCGTCAGGCTGGCCTTGCTCTAGCTAATGTTCGTGACAAGCAGATTGCTTGCATGATTGCTCAAGGTGCTTTTGCTGATAACCGTAATCCCTTTGGTTCTGGTTATGCTGGTATGAATAATGCAAGCAACCTTGTTCTTCCACCTGATGCTGTATTTAATGCTCTAGGTAACACTAAGTGTGACTCAGATCCAACTACTGCTAAGGAACTAAGAACAAACGCCGCACTAGCTCTACTTGAGTATCTAGAGCGTTACATGGTTCACCTCCAGGAAATCGATGTAATGGGCGGCGAAGTTTACTGCGCCGTTAGCCCACAGGCTTTCCATGACATTCGTGCTCTTGGTATTGCTAGAGTTGCTGGCGATCTAGTTGGTGGTGCTGGCCGTCCATTCTTCGGTGGCGTTGCTGAAGCTGGTGGTCTAGGTGCTCCACTTAACACTGGTATGTTTGGCCTATCTGATACCCTTGAGTACATGGGTGTTAAGATTGTTAAGAGCAACCACCTTGCCCAGCTTGACTTTACTTGGGTTAGCAAATCTGGTACCACTACAGCTAAGGATATTCCTGTAAATGGTATTCCAGTATCAGGCAGTAACCTTGCTGTTGTAAATGATCTAGGCGATGCTAAGTATGACTTTAACTGGGGTCGAACTGTCGGTGTAGTAAATACAGACGGTTTGTTTGGTACTGGTGCTACTGCTAAACCAGTAAAGGCTTTGGTCTGGCAGCGTAATGCTGTTTGCTCAATGCGTCTACAGGGCATGAAGGTTGAAACTGTTAAGGATGTCCGTAGAGGTACATTCTTCACCGTTAGCAGCATCATGGCCGGTGCTGGTATTCTACGCCCAGAACTCTGCGGCGCAATCCAGGGTGACATCTCAGCCCTCGCTTAATTTAGCGTTTAGCTAATCTATGCCTAGGTGGTCGAAAGATCACCTAGGTATTTTTTTCTATAAGGAGGTTATATGAAACCATATAATCCAATTCAATCATCGTCAAAAGGACTTGGAGATTCCGTAGCTAAGTTTATTAAAAAACTAGGCATTGAACAAAAGCCTGGTTGCGGCTGCGAGAAACGACAAGAGATGCTTAATAAGTTAGTGCCCTATAAGAAAGGATCAAAGTAATGGGTTTGTATTCGTATACGGATGCTATAAACCACATGTTACTTGCTTCCGGTGAGCATTTGGTTAATGATATTGAAACAGATTCTGGTGTTGATACCAGTGTTGCTCAGTTTATCCTTAGCCAAGCCATCAAGTCTGCAACCATGCGGGGTATAGCAAACAATAGGTTTGTAGATACATATGAGCCTGAAGTCGATGGTAAGATATTATTACCAGCTAATGCTTGCTATGCTCAAGTTGTTGAGCCGTTGTTTGATTCTACGACGGGGGAGGTGATCCAAACTACTATTAAGTCCAATCCACCTCGGCTTTTCAACATTACCAAGCAGACAGATGTATTTGACAAGGCTCTAAAGATTGAAGTAATTGTACTACTAGGTGATCCTTCTAGTATTTCAAATCCTTATGGTTGGAATGATATTGACTCTCCACTACAGCGGGGTATTATGGAAACTGCTGCAAGAGAGTATCAAGCTATAACTCAAGGTGATCCTCAGGTAGATCAATATTTAGCTAGCCGAGAGCAATTCCATATGGCTAGAGGTAAAGCTTCTGATATCTCTAAGAAGCGTCGCAGTATATTTAATGGTGATCCAGGAACAAGAGCTTCTGTAGATCGCCGTGGTATACTTAGTAACGATCCTTACTTTACTAGAACGAGGTTTTAATACATGCCTTTTATCAGACTTCCAATTAACTCCCTTAGTGGTGGCGTAGGTAGACAAGCACCCACAAAGCGTTTGATGTCCGAAGCACAAAACATTGACAACTGTTTAGTTACACTTGAGAAGTCTGTTGAAAAGCGGCCTCCACTTACTAAAGTTAGTTGTGAGGGTGGATCACCATACCTAGGTCAGACAGAAAACTCTTCACTTAGTGTAAAAAACTCTACCCCACCTACTAACTTCTTGGACCCACTTGATCCCAATCAGGCGGGTTCTTTAACAAGCTTTAATACCGACAATCTATTTTTTCATTTTTTAGATATAGATGGATACAATAGATACTGTATTATTATAAATAGAGCAGCTTATAAGTTTGATCCACTAGAGGTAAATAGTTTTCACTATGAACCAGCTGGCTTTGGTGTTTCTATTGATATAAAGTTAGATGATTTTATTTCCGTTTATCGAATTGAGCCAACAGAGTGGATTAAAGAAACAGTAGATAATACTGCTGGCATTAATAATACTAGTGGATTTAATCGTAGCATTTTTGAATACCTTACCTTTGGTAATAAAACTGGTAATAACACCTATAGAATAGCAAACGAACAGGTTCAGGTATCTCAATCTACAGCAATGCGTGATACCTTCGGTGCTATTGACTATGATGTTGGTATTATTTTATGGAATAAGCTAGTACCTTTAGATTACCTACCAAACAACGCTTCTTTAGAAACTAGTGGTGGTGGGTTTAAAAGCCAAGGATACTATGCATCAATTCCAAATAATGAATACATTCACTCAGGTGATGTAATTAATTATAAGACTGCTAGTAGACCATCTGGTTATAATTTTCCGGCAAACATTACAGATCCAGCAATCCAAGAAGATATACTTGGTACTTTTGATTCATCTGTTCCGCCTGAATTTATAGAGAATCCTTTATATTGGGATAATGTAAGAGATGATATTATCTTTGAAGTAGATGCTTCAAACGATTTATTTGAAGAAGTTGAAAAGGGGCAAAGCCGAGAAAACTTTGGCAGCATTCCTCAGATTGTATCATTAGGTTCTACTGATGGTGATGTGTCAACAGATGTTAGGGATGCTAATGGATTCCAAGCTGTTAGAATGATTCATCATTATTACGATAACCCAAGAAATATTCCAATTCCTTTAGTTGGTGGAATTGAAACTATTGACTGGGATAAGGATCATTACCATAGAACTTCACCACTACCAGCAGAAGACAGAGATGGTGAAACAAGTTACTGGGGGTTTGGTAAGATCTACGCAGCACGAAGCCCATACCTAACTTTTCCTGCTGGATTCTACAGAGCAACAAGATATAAAAAGAACCCATACTTTGAACGGGTAAGATCAGAGGGTCCTGGTACTGTATTTGATCATAGAAGATTCCCTGTAATTATTTACAAGGATACAGCTACAGATGGCCAGTGGCGCATAAAGCACATGCCTTTGTTTGCCAGAAGATCTGGTACATCTTTAAATAACCCAGGTCCTAAGTGTGTAAACAACAAAGAAAAAGTTCAGTCAATTGCTATCTGGAAGAATAGACTTTGGATGGCAACTAATAACAATCTATTAGCAAGCAAGACAAACTCATTCTTTAACTTCTGGATTGATGATGTTAATAATATAACAGAGGGTGATCCTATTGATATCCAAGCCAGTGTTGGCTCGTACAATAAGCTTAGCCACATTGTTCCATATCAGAATATAATGCTTGCACTAAGTTCTGGTTCTACTCAGTTTGAGGTTAGAGGTGGGTCTTTAGATACTAACATATCTGCATTTAATGTAGAGTTTAGACCGACATCCTACTTTAGTACATCTAAACTAGTAGCCCCACAGAAAATGGCAACTAGTATCTTCTTTATGGATAATGGAAAGAGTTATCTGTATGTATCTGGTGGATCTATGGGTGATGAGTTTTCTACAAGCCAAGATGTAAGCTTTCACTGTAGAGGTTATTTACCTGATGTCATCAGTACTATTACAGCAAGCTCGGCAACAAACTCTATATTTGCAGTAGACAACGCTAATAAGAACGAAGTTTATGTTCATACCTTTAGAATAAATAATAATGCAATTGCTCAGAATGCTTTCCATAGGTGGATACTTTCTGCTAATGATAATATTGTTGCTATGCAGACGTATGAAAAAGATATGTATTTAATATCTAAGCGGCAAGTAAGTAACTTAGGTCCAGCCGAGGGGTTGGCAGTATACTACATATCACTTGAGTCGCTTCCAGTAACAACACCTATGTTAGACTGGTTACAAAAGATTGAAGCAATTGATATTGTTTATGATTCTGTATCAGAGGAATCTACTATTAGTTTACCTGTGTTTGATCCATTAATTGACTATGTAGTTTTACATGCAGACTGGGGGGCAAATGCATATAATGCCTATGAGGTTACAGAAAACTTTGCTGATCCTATTACTGGTCAAACCAAAATCAAGGTTTCTGGTGATATCACTGAAGATGCCGTTTGGGTTGGTAGATCATATCTAATGAATGTGGAACTATCGCCACTTGTTGCTAGATCTAGCGATGACTCTGCTTCAGTTAGTGAGGGTGTTCTTAATGTTAAGAGACTGACTACTAGACATTTTAATACTGGCAACTATGATGTTATTATTCAGCGTAAAGGTAGAGCACAGTCAGTAACTACATTTGATCCAATGGATTTAAACAATCCACTAACACCAATTGGTAATTTAAAAATCTCTGGAGTAGGTGAGCACTTTGCTAAGGTTCTTTCTTTCTCAGAAAACCTAAGTATTTATATTCAGTCTCCCTACCCCACACCATGTAATATCACAAACATAGAAGTAATTGGTACATTCAGACCAAGAAATACAAGTATTGAATAAGGAGAGACAATGCCCTGCTATAGTTATAATGACGGTAATCCTGTATTTTATGCAGACAATATTGAAAAGGTATACTCAGCAAGTGGAGCAACCTATTCTTATTCAGACATCTATTGGATCTGTGAATTTCCTGTAACGTCACAGCTTAAGGTTTATACTAGAGCTTCTGCCGGTGCCGAAGAAACACAACTAATTGAGAATACTCACTATACCATTGATGTTGACAACAACAATATCATATTTGTTAGTGCTCCTTTTTCTGGTCAGGTTGTAATTAGACGTAGCACTCCATCAGATAGAATGCTATTTAGATTTACTGATGGTGCTAAGCTAACAGCAGAGCAATTAAACACATCCTTTCATCAGTTGTTGTTTACAATCCAAGAAAAAGAATTTGCCAGTGATAAGATATCTTATTTTTCAACTGGTGGCATTACAGTCGAGGGTGGTATTAGTCCATTAGTATTTGATCTAGATAGTATTGGTATTGGTGAAACACTTGTATGGGATGGCAGTAAGTTTGTTCCTGGTGAAGCAGGCACAGGAACAGGCGGAAGTACATTCCTTCCAGTTCTTACAGCACCAATTGAAGAAGGAAGTTTATTAGTTGTTAGTGGTATTCCTTTGCAGTGGAGAAATAGTGTTCCAACTGTTAATATATTCCAAGACAATTTAATCTTTAAAGATAGAACATTCTATAAAAATAGAACAGTTGGTAATAATCTTTCATATACTAGTGATGCTTCTAGTATTGATGTATCTTCTAAGTCGTTTTTAGATAGATTTAAAACATCGGCTCCAAACTTGCAGTGGGTTTTAATGGATGCTCCAACAGGATACCATCTTATTAAAACTTTAATACCAACTGGTGGTGTTTCCCCAGAACCAGAAGTTTGGTTTAATTGGGTTCAAGAAACCCTAGATGATATTGCTATTGATTCTGGTAATCCAACCAAGATGAAGTTCTATTGGAACCTAGGATTAGGTAGAGAACCCTATACAGCAAATGCAAGTGCTACATTTACTTTAGGTAGTCCAACTGATGCCGGATTTGAAAACTCAAGAAATAGACCCCTAAATAGTACAGATACTCAGTTTTGGGATCACCCAAGAGAGTTCTATTCTCCATTTGGTTATGTTCATTCAAGATTTTTTGGTGATCCAACCGTATCAAATCCAAGAGAAGAAGAAGAGGGTATTCTCCTTTCGTCTATTACAACGGATAAGAATCTTACTATTATTGATATAAACCTTGTTTCTTACAACAACACCTGGAGTCATAGATATGACAATCCTTGGGTATATGGTGAAGCAAAAACACCAACCGGCCTTACTCTATTCTTTAATGATCCTGATGAATTTGAGGGTTCTAATTCAATATTAAACCATAAGTCCAAAGTTTATGGTTATGGTGTTAAGGCATTTTATTTAAGTGTTCCTCAATGTACTACAAGTACACTAAAGCTACCTGTATTTACAGCAACAAATACTTATTTCCACATGGATACCTCAGTAGCTGGTGGTGTATCAGAAACTACAGTAAAAAACGAAATAAACCAACTTGGATATGAATGGAAATCTGAAGATCTACAAACACAGTTAGCTACCGGTACTAAACGTAGTTATTGCGATTATTACTTACTTGGTTTGCGTGATTTAGCTTTTGCTGCTGCTCGTCCATTATATCAATACGCAGCAAATCAAGACCTATCAGCACCAAAGTATAGAGATAATTTAGCAAGATATTTTAAGGGTGGTATAATTAAAGCAGATTATTCTGGGTGGAATACACTGAGTTCTGGTGTATCTTGGACTAATGGATTTAAACGCCTAGAAATTTCTTCAGAACCAATTAGACCAATTACTTTTAAAATACCAGAACAAATCATTTATTTTAATGAAGCAGCTCTTGCTTTAAGTATTTCTCCAACAAGAACAACAATAGATGATGTAAAACAGGATGTTAGATTCCAAGGTTTATCTCGTTATTTTATTCCAGCATATGATGATGTTAGTTCTGATCAATGGAATGATACTAGATTACATAGGTTTACATCTCAGGGTTTAGATAAGTCACCAGCTCCATTTGGATCATCATATGGTGGTGGTTATTATTTTAAAGCAGATGGATTCTGGGAAGATTGGTCAAGTGTTTGGAGTACTGATACAACCCTTCCAACAAATATTAGACAGTATTTCTTTAACATGAGTAACGAAGCTTGTGTTGATTGGTTTATAACTGAAACAAATCTTAATACTAGTGGCGTAGTTAGTGCACCAACAGATAATGCTTATTATAACTCTTTTAATAAGATGCCAACTATGTCAACTATTAGTGCTACTGCTGGTCAACTTGGTAATATAAAAGGGAAATATTTTGTACCTTGGATGTATAGACCAAATGAATTACATGCTACTACACCAACATCACCAGCAGTAGATTATATTACAAATGGATATCAAGGAAACCATTTAATAAACATTGATGGTAACTGTTTATTCTCACAGGCTTCTAACTTTATGCAAGATCCAGTTGATGAATATGTATTTAGAGTTATTTCAAAAAACACAGTAGCAAGTTTAGTTAGAGATCCAAGCAAAGACGTACTAAACTCGTCTGTTATTCTTGAGTGGGGCCTTACAAATCAACCAGGCTCTGGAACCACAGAAACACTAACGGATATTGCAGATATCTTTGCTGATACGTCTGATATAGAATCACTTAGGGCATCATCAAGATATGATTACTCTAAGTTAAAGGTATATATTAAAAACGAAAAAGTTGAAATGCATGGTACTACTCCTAGATATGTAATTACCCTAGCGGTTCAAACACCAAGAATTAAATCAATAGGTTATTCAAAAGTATTTAGAAGATTTACTTCACAAGGCCTATCATTAAACTATCCACAATGGGATTCTAATTTAGATGATACTGAAAAAGATGGCGGTCCTTGGAACTTTAGTTTAATTGATTTTAGAAATACTACTACATCAACTGGAACGGCTTTATATAATGAATCTGCTTTTGACGTAGATACAATTTCTTTTGGTGATGGTACTATGGATTCTGTAGAAGGAAATCTTGGAACCACAAGAATATCTTCTATTGCTCCAACTATTTCTGGTCGTAATGAATGTGCTGTAAAGTTTACAAGAGCCGGTATTCCAGGTAATCTTTGGATTAGACTATCTGTATTAACTTCGGATGCTTGTGAACCTTTACTTGTTGGACTAGATCCAGATAACTTAAACTTTAGTGAATTTACAGAGGAGTAACAATGGAACAAGAAAAACCAAATTTATCATCTACAATACAATGGGTTCAGTTAGTTGTACTAAGTATAGGTGTTGGTGGTTTTTTTGTTGACATTGGAAAAAGAACCCAACAGCTTGATAAAACAAATCAAGACTTATCAGAACTAAAGATTATAGTACAGGATCTAGTAAAAGCACAGATTCAAATATCATCAAATGATGCAACACATAAGCTTATGTTAGAAGACCTTAAAGCTAGGGTTGTTGAGTTAGAAAGAAGGAAGTAATGTATAAGTATATATTACTACTGTGTTTAGTTCTAGTTGGTTGTAAATCACCTACGGCACAGATTGCAAAGGATGCTAATCAAGTATCTACTTTGGCCCAATCCTCTAAGGAAAGGTTCATTAGAATTGATGAAGCCACAAAAACCGAGGTTATAGATGTTGCGTCAATCCAAGCAGAAGCATCTGCCGGAACGAAAGAACAAGATACTATAGTTGATCTAACTAAATCTACATTGGTTGCGTTAACCAAAGTAGAAGATGAGGTTCCTTGGTGGGCTAGTTTATTATCTTATGTAATGGTTACTCTTAGTATAATTGCTATTTGCTTTATATTATGGTATACTGGACTAGGTACATTACTTAAGAGTATATTCTATTCTTTAGGTTTATTTATTCC